TCATAAAACTATGGATTGGAGTCTCCAACAACCCTGACTAGCACCATCAGAGCCCCTCCCCATCCCTGCCATCATCCACAGCCTGTTTTCGCTATGGTCAGGCGTCTTATCGACGAAATACGTTTGTTCCCGCGCTGTCCAGGAGTTAGCTTCCACCTCTGATAAGTGGATGCCGCGCCGGCGCAGAGAGTTGACAAAGTCACTGGTGCGTAGGTACTGATACCCTTTCGGGTTGCGAGAGATAGAGGCGCAGAACGCCTCCCTGATTTTGTGCTGGAGCATGGTAGCCTCCTGGTCAATACTGGTTGCGCACAAAGTAGTTTTATCCGAGAGGAGAATCAATATAGGTTCTGGCTATCAATTTATGTCATTTCCGTAACATATTGATGTAACGAGTAAGGTAAGTCTTAAAGTGTTATCAGCCCTTAGCTGTTTGATGGTTTTGCGAACAATGCGAGGTTAAAATTTTTCAGCTATGGCAATGCCTTCATAGCAAATTGTTCACCTGCGATCTCTTGCATACGGTTCGCAGGTGAGCAAACTTAACCGGCTGGAAAATATTTATAAATCGTCTTCACCCCCTCCTATCACATAGGCCGCCGATCCAATGTTTTAACTGCTCAGACCAGAAATATCTGGAAGCTTTGGGCGCCTTCTTAGAAGATAGGGGTGTGCGAAGACGCACACAGCAATGATGTTATGTAGTATTTTCCCCTTGAGTGTGCCTGCTCAAGGGGATTTTTTATCGCCGTATTGTACTGGCAAATATTTGTAAATAGTCTTCACCCCCACGCCTGTCACATCGGCCACACGCGACTGGACAGGCGGTTAGTCCGGTATGTTTCTCGCGCTATTACTGCTTACGTTAACGCCTGGTAATGATCTAGCGGCGCGACGTAAAGCGGCGTTGAAAGCAATTATAGTGACCGGCCGGCGTTGGTACTTCACACGGTTAGAATGGCTCTGAAATAAAAAAACATCTTCTGGATAGCGTTCTCTTCTACGAGCAATGATCCCCTCCACTGGAGGGGTTGATTCAACACGTAGCTCTTTCAGGTGACCCTGTTTTCGTATCAGTATCAAGCCATCATCAATATCATCATATCGAATACTCAGCAGCCTTCCAGCGCTTAAACCTGTGTGAAAAATTAACGCCCACAAGTCTGCCCATGTATCTGAGATGGAAACAAGATTGCTGTTAATAGTTAAAAATTGTTCAAAACTTATTGTTTTCTTACCGTTCACGAACAAACCAAACTGTTTTCAAAGCTGAATGAATTGATTAAGCCAAACGTAACATATCAGGAAAAGTAGTGAAATCTTTGTCTTCAAGTCGCCGGGAGGTACTTGTAGATTGTTTTCACGTCCACGCCTGTCACATCAGCCACCTGCTGCCGGGTAGCGCCGTTCTCCAGCATTCTGCGGCACTGCTCCACCACATCTTCAGTCATTACCCGGCGACGGCCACCGACTCTCCCCTGATCCCTCGCTGCGGCTAAACCCGCTCTGGTTCGCTCGACGATCAGCTCGCGCTCCATTTCCGCCAGGGCGCTCATGACGTGGAAGAAAAAGCGGCCTGCTGGCGTACTGGTATCGATGCTGTCGGTCAGGCTGCGGAAATTCACCCCGCGCGCCTGTAGCTCCGACACGAGCGTAATCAGATCGCGTACGCTGCGGCCAAGCCGATCAAGCTTCCAGACCACCAGCACATCACCCGCTCGGAGCCGCCGCAGCGCTCGTTTTAACCCTGGCCGCCGGGCATTTTTCCCGCTGGCCATATCCTCAAATACCAGCTCACATTCTGCGCGGATCAGCGCGTTTTTCTGTAAATCGAGGTTTTGATCCCCGGTCGATACCCTCGCATAGCCAATCAGCACTATCTAACTCCTTGAAATAGCTGATTGTAAAAAGCCGCGGCCATTCGCTCAAACCCTCGTTTGGGCGAACGCCTTTTTTGGAGCAAAAAACATGGCCTTTAACCCGGAGCTGGGGAGCACGTCTCCCGCTGTGTTGCTCGATAACGCCGAGCGCCTGGATAAGCTGGTCAATGGGCCCGCGGGCACCGTTACCGACCGTGCCGGGCAACCGCTGGACACCTGGCGCCAGATCGTGACGATGATGCTTGCTGCTGTCACTGATGCGCAGAACAGCATTACCGCTATTGGGCTCCCCTTTAATACCCTCTCTGATGCTCAGGCTGCAGTAGCTGCTGGAAAAATACCAGAGGGCTCTGTGGCATGGGTTAGAACTACGGACAGCGCTGCCCTTGCGGATGAGTACAAAAACATAAATGGGGTTCTGACGGCTACCGGACGTCGGATGCCTTCTCAGGATGCCGTGGACGCACTTTCGCGCCAGTTGCTGGATTCGATTGTTACCGGAGATGTACCAGGGTTCTGGCTGGCACTGAAAGACTCTGCTGGCTGGATTTCATGGGGAGTGGATGATCAGGGGGGATTTGGATCACGGGCTGCTTACCTCGGGACAGACAATATTTTGGCGGGAAATATCAAAATCCTGTTTACCGATGATGTCGGATTACGGTTTCAGGACCCCGAGGGATTCTATATCGATGTGCTGGATAATTTCGGACGCTATTTGTTGGGAGATTCCGGCGGCGGTTCTTCACCTGCTGACGAAGTCAGCATTCTGGATTTGAAAAATAAAGCTTACGCGGCGGAAGTTTCGCGGCGCGTACTGACACGGCTGAAATTTCCGACTGAGGCGTATAACCATTTTTTGATGGAGTGTCAGAGCCTTGGTATGGGATATATGAGCTGGCCGGTTGTCAGCAAAACGCCTAAATATGATTCGCTAATGCTGGGGCAGTCTGTTCGTCCGGCGAGCACGACGAACAATGCGTTTGTTCCCCTGGGCGTAAATGCGTGGCAACCTCTGCGGGCAGTTGTACAGTCAGTCTCTGGCAGCGCCATTCTGTCCGATGCGGAGCAACTTGCACTGGCACGAAGCGCGGTTAATGAAGGGGAGAGTCCGATCGTTGGCGCGGTGAACGGATTCAGACGACATTTCCTTGAGGCGCACTGTCTGAGTGCTGACGCTGGTCGACTGTTTGTCGCCTCCACGGTCGGTGTGTCCGGCCAGTCAATTGCCAGCCTGATGGACGATACCAAATATTTTAATCGTGTCGTTGAATGCGTAACGAAGGCAAAGGCCCTGGCTGACAGCGAAGGGAAAACCTATTCGGTTACCGGGATCGATTTCGTTCAGGGACAACGCGACTATGATGACGGAACGCCTAAAGCCACATATAAAACGCAACTTGGGCAACTCTACAACAAAGTCAATAATACCATTCGTGGGATCACCGGCCAGAAAGACAATCCAGCCTGGTTTATTTCTCAGACGGGATACACCTACAGTCCTAATCCAGCCACGCAGCCGGTGAACGCTGTCGAGCTTTGGGTGGGAATGGCGCAATGGGAGTTTTGTCAGGAAACACCAAACTGTTTCCTCATTGGGCCGGACTATCAGTTGCCGGATAAAGGCGGCCATCTGATGACGAACGGCAGTCGCTGGCTGGGTTGTTATTTTGCCAAAGCAAAAGATCGTGTACTGAATCAGCGGCGTCCATTCCAGCCACTCGCTCCCACGGGTATTACCTGTGCAGGTTCAGATTTTCTGTTGAGTTACTACGTCGATCATCCACCTTTAAAATTTACCAGCCCGTTCAGGAACGGAACCAGAACCCCCATCACTAATAGCGGATTTCGCGCCTGGCATAGGATTGATGCCGATCCATCTGGTATAGGGACAGAACTGAATATCACCAGCGTTGCTGTTGCAGCCGACACGGTTATTCGCCTGACATGCGATACAGAGCCGCAGGGGAAAGTCCGGGTGGCCTATGCAACACGCCCCCAGTATGGGCAGGGTATGGTAACCGATTCTGATAATTACGTACCGGATGAAGTGTACGAATATGACCCGCAGTTCACCCAGTGGCCGGAAGAGAATATTCCGGAGCTGATCGGCAAACCCTATCCGATGGAAAACTGGTCTATTGCCTTTTCCATGACCTTCAATAAGGATGAATAAATGAGCCTGGCAATTCAGAAAGATGTCGATTTTTCTGCGGTGGCTACCGGATATTTACCTCCGGTAACTGCAGGCGTGGAGTACTTCAATTTTTTTAACAGCGAAGACTCGCTGACACGCAACCTGATCCCCAACAAGCCGACTCCTGCAAAGAACGGGAGTCCGCTCTTTAACACCAACGGACAAAGCTTCCTGCTGACCAACCTGCTTAATTTCATCAATACCGGGATAAAACTGACTGATGAAATGACCATTATTACGGTGGCAGAACCAACCGGCGCCGATGGTAATTTCCCGACCTGGTCCACTACAGGTTCGCCGATTACAAATGGAGGGAGCTTCACGTCACAATCCTTTATGCGTCAGAGCGCCACCACGCGAAACCCAACGCTATCGCTGAGTTATTCCACTGATGGTTTCATCACCCGACAGAACCTGTCGTATGGGGTATCGTCGGGTGTTGATAATATCAGTCTCCGTGCCATAGCATCGGCATTCAGTCAGACAGCAAAGACATCCAGCCTTTATGATCTGACGAATAATAAAAATGCTCAGGCACCTCTGGCAGCAAATGGTGTTTATGGAAAGGCTGGTAATATCCTGCTTGGTTCGCATTACAACGCCGCAGAGAGCTCACAGGGTAATCTTTACGCGGCCGCGATTTACAGCCGGATGCTCTCAACAGCTGAGATCAATCAGGTATATGCTGCGTTAAAAGCTTATTACTCAAAGCGTGGCATATCTGCATGATCTTATTCTTAAAAGTTAGAAACAACTGGAAACGCCAGGAAATTTCCTAGAGCATATAGCTGTTCGCAAAAACGCACACAGCAATAATGTCATTTATCACCTTCCCCCGGCGTGCCCTCCGGGGGATTTTTTTAATTATTCAATACAACCTTTTTACTCTGTAACCAGTCAGTAACAGATGTAATTTCTGCATCTGACAGAGGCCCGGAAAAAATACTCATTTCCCTCACCTTGCCGGAGAACATCGTTGTTCTTCCCGCCTGCCCTGATGCCGAAAGGTATCCAGCTAAACCGACCACAGCTGACGCAGCTACAACATTCTGCCCGCTGGACCCAGGGAATGCTGTTCGCGTTACTATCGGCGCGTCATTAAGTTTGGTCCTGATACGCCTGTTAATATAGTCGAGTTCGACAAATAACACATTGTATCCTGTATTAAGCCCATTGATACCTATCTGTTCTGCCGTCTCTTCAGGCGAGGAATGCCGCGCCACAATTTCGAATGCAGTATCACTGGTGAATTGCAGGCGGATCATTGGTACGTTAGAACCTGCATTATTATTCATGCCGATATGGAAAATAGCCCTGTATCCTGACGTGTAATCGCTGGCTTCGGCTTTGATAAGCATTGCGAAAGACAGCGCGTCTTTTGCATTAAACTGTTGAGGGTTAAGAACCCGGTAGGCATTAATGGTGTTCACCGGAAAGTTTTCCGGGCTGAAGGTCAGCACATTAATTCCGTTTTCTGTATCCTGCTTACAAACACGTGTTCTGGCTGCTGTATCAATGGATGGATAAACCTGACCATTCTGGTAATCATTGATTGATTCAACCCCATACTCTGAAATTGTCACGCTGTCAGCTCCCAGCCAGTTAATACATTTCTGGCGTGAGAACGGAATATCATTCAGTGTTAGCACAGGGGTTGCCAACACAGCACCGCGCATTTTAATGATTGATGTCATGTGAACCTCAGATATTTATTAATACAGCATCTAAATCGAAATCACGATAGGCGTTATATGTCCCTCGCAAGTAGACGACAGTATTTGTGTCATGGTATTTCAGGATGCCATTGTCCTGATAGTATTCTCGGAAAACCAGCGGCCTACAGATTTTCCGGCCATCTTTAACCTCGTCCAGCAGGGTCCCATTCCAGGCAGAACCGTCATAGACATATCGGGTTAACTGACCAAGGGCGGGAATTTTCACCCAGTTACAAACGAGAACATCAGTTGCAGAAATGATAGTGCCGCCTGGCACATAAAACGTCGCATCATCATTATTCATTGGAGAACCGCAGTCGCCTATATCATGTATTACAGGTGTCCCTCCCGAAAATTGTGACATTTTCATTCGGCGATAAGAATAGTTGGATGCATTGAATTCAGCGATAAGAAATAATATCGATACTCCATCATCCTTGACTTCAAACAACCGTTTTGTGTTGGTTGGTAAAGAGGCTTCAAAGACTACATCAGGGATGCCATTTAAGAAGGGATCAATATATCCATAAGTCATAATATCAGGCAGCGCTGTGATTCCACTATAATTGATAAGGGATTTATCACTCCATTTTATTTTCATATATAACACGCGCGTGTCGGTCGAACGTGGATGCTGTTGGATCGCGAGATGAATGGCGTTCCCGTCCACACTCTGGCAAGTGGTCATATACAAATCGGAACCGCCGATAAATGCATTGGATTGCCAAGTCCTGCCGTTGTCTGTTGAGTGATGTGCGACCCAGCGCGCCGAATTCGTAGATCCCCGACGGGCAAATACCAGAATCTCATTCTGATTAAATGGGTTTCTGTAGGACTGGGCATAGGTCATATTTGACGTGTCAGATACAACCTCTGGCCCGGAAATATTCGCAGGATCTAACGTCTGCGATGACCACTTCCGAAGCCAGACATTCGCCCCGGAGTGATCAGACTGAAAAATCTGTATGGGAACTTCAGCACCGGCGCGCGTATCGAGCAAAATCGACGGTGCATCATGGTCGTCCGTTGATGCCGTATCGCCCAGAACAGCAGCGCGAGGGCCAAATTCATAGCACCCAAATTTTCCACGCTCACCCTGTCGGCGGCAGATAGCCAGGTTTCCCAGGATTCGCTCAGGCCCGGTCGTCCCCAGCCGAACGCCACTGAAAAAATAATCCCGCCCGAACTTCACAGCGACGTTATTGATCCACTGGTTATAGCCAATCTCACTCACCAGGGCATTGTCATAGACCTGGGGAGAAATAACCGGTGAAGATACCGCAACGGGCGTAGGTTCTGCACCACTACCCGGTGAGGCGTCATGAGTCTCACCGGAATCGTCAACCCAACGCAAAACGTTTCCATTTTCATCCAGTTCAACATGCGCTACGCCGGGTATTTGTGTGACGGAATAAGCCAGATCGGAACCGTATTTCAGTGATAACCCTGGAACGTGAGTTGCTCCACTATCCTCGCCGAACATAATGACACCGCTTTCCTCATCCTGTAGAAGGAAGGGAATGCCGGGAAGCACATCGCTAAATAGTCTGGTTGTCACATATTCATCGACAGATTCGACATATTCCTGTGATGGCATTTTTCGTCCGGTTGCGGTCAGCGTCCCGCCAACGTTCATGACCTCAATCGCGAGGGCGCTGTCGTCCGGGCTGCGGTAATAGGCGGTGCTCCCCTCGGGAATATTCGCGATGTCTGCCTGCGCCGCCGCCAGCGTCGCGTACTGCTTACTGAGCGGAATGATGTTCTGCCTGACCTCATCGTTTTTCGCCATCATCTGACGCCACGTATCCAGCGGTTCACCTGCTCGGTCGTTAACTGTTCCTGCCGGACCGTTCACCAGTTCGTCAGCGCGCTTGACGTTATCCAGGAAAATTTCAGGCGTCGTCGTTCCCAAAGGCGGGTTAAGTTCGGCCATGATTTTTGCTCCAAAACGGTGTTCGCCCAAACGAGGGTTTGAGCGAAAGAAAAGTTGAAAGGGATTTTTTGGTATTAAGCGACGTCGCCGGGGTATGTGGCGTCGTCGTACTGGTAGAAAATTTCTTTATATTCAGGTGCAGTAATCTGACAGTTGCTGTCACCTGATGGGGCAACCTCCTGGACTATCCCATGCCGCGCACCCTTTTCACTGTCGCAGAACAATAACTTCGGCGGATCAATATCTGGGTCGTCCATAATCCAGTCTTCCGGATGCAGGTCGTCGTTGTACGGCACCGTCAGCGTGAAATCATCCACCCGTTGCGGCGTGAGCATTCGCGATGATGGTCGACCGTCCTGAAACTGTATCCAGCAGCGAGGATTCGCGTAGCTCCAGTCCAGTGGCTCCGTGACGTGCAGCGTAATTTCCTGGAAGTCGTAAATCATCGCGTCAATCAGGCAACTTTGGGTTTTCCCGGTTGGAATGTCGTCGGACAAAATGATGTGATCACCGAAGTCATGACACCATCCCAGCATTGAAGTCGTAGCCGTATAGGTTCGACGTTGGTGGAGATATTTCATTAACCGACGCATCCCGATACGCCAGGCGCGATCTGCAGTCATGGCAACATCAATGGTGTATGCCTCCGTTTTGCGCGGAAAAGGATTTTCCGGCGTCCGGCACTGTACGGTTTCCTCCGCCCAGGTCACAGGGTTGATATATTTCACATCCACGCCATCAAAATCATCCTCCGACGGGACCCTGAATGACGTCTGCATTTCCTCGACGGTATCCTGAGGAGTAATGATCCCTGTCCAGCTTTTGACGCCCTCTCTCCCGACAGAAAGCAACCCGTCAGACAGCAGAAAATACCCCATGCCAGCCTCTGCAATTTTGTCGAAAATATCCTTTGCTGACGTGCTGTCACTGCTTGCCTGGTGATCAAAATATTCTCCCCTTGGCGTCCAGTAGGTAGCCTCCAGCGTACTGAGCGCCGCAATGTCGATCTGGTCGTCGCGATATCCCAGACTGCGGGCAAGATGCAGGAACGCACCGCTGATTGTCCTGTCACCACCGCCATCATAATTTCGTGTGGCGACAACACTCACACGCTTGTCTGACTGCGCCGCCAGCTGGCCGCCGGTTTCAACCGTGATCCCTATTGTTGATATCCCTGCGTAGGAGGTCGGACGGGAAAGCAAACGACCTCTGAGCGCCTGCCAGAACATGCTGTCTCTCGCGTTGTTGCTCCCCTGCTCGTTACGGCGGCGGCATCGAACCTCCACCAGCCCGGGAGAGGACAGATCAAAACGCTCTGTAAAACCGAGGCCATTAATGTTTTTAAGCGCGTAAACCCCTGGCTTACTCGTCCACCCTGATCCGGAACCATAAACGCGATACTGGATTTCATACTCGACATGGCGGACCCGCTTATTCCCGTTGTTCTGGAACCCGCAAATTCCGTTTGGGAAAGCAAAGTTGACCTCGAAGGCATCCACAACTTCATTTTGCGGGCAGGCCAGAAAGGGGCCGAGCCAGGTTTCATTATCGTTAATACCAGACGCGGCAAAATCCACGACGGTACGGGTCATAAAGCCTGACCAGGTGCTGTCAACGACACCGTTAACCACACGCTGTACGGTCGCAGAGGGACCATCAGTAGACGCTATCTGGTATTCGTTGCCACGGTGCGCCAGGGAAATCCGCTGAGTGCCTTCCGGCAATCCGGAAAAGGCAGTGCCAGAATCGTATGCCAGCGTCACGCAGGCTGTTACCGCAGGGCTTCCGCCGCTGGATGCTGTACCAGCTGTAAATACCGGGCTGTCGCCAAATACTGAAGCAGGCAGGAATGATGACGTAATGGAACCGCCACGCCAGGGGCTGGAGATCTCCACGATACGTATCACGCCGCCATCATCCTGAGCAATGAGCCCCGAACCATTCAACCCGCCGTTAATCGCTGCGAGCAAGCCAGACATTGTGCCGTAGTTGGCGACCAGAGATATGGTATAGGTGATACCCTGCCAGGTCAGAGCAAAGGTCTGGCTGGTTGTCGTAAAGTCATACGTTGACGGCGAGGCACTGGCGCGTAATACCGCAGTCGCTCCCCCTGTTCCCGGAACGGCGTCCTGGTGAGGGGTATACGTGGCGATCTGCAGGTCATAGTCAGTACCGTTAAACGTTAGGGTGACAGGCATTCCGCTGAATGGCGCAATCTCTGACACGACGTCTCCTGTCAGCACGTTAAAACCGCCCTCGATGGATACCTGATAATTCACTGGCGCTTTCAGGGTGACAATTGCACCGGCGATCCAGCCAGGAGGAAGTTTGTTCTCATCCTCGTCTTCATCATTATCATCATCGACATCGAGGCCAGAAAACGAGACAGAGGCACCGCTGACGGTCATGGCATCAGCAACGATATCACTGGCTTCAGGGGCAGTCTGAGCCATATCGAGGCCGCTGCCGCTCGACGTTCCCCCAACTTCCGTTGAGTTGAACCATATCTCACTGCGACGATCACCAGCCACATTATCGCCGGGCCCATAGCTGGTATATGAAAAGCCCTCGCCTAAGGTCAGCGCCGGAGTTTCTCCTACCCGAAAATCCCCACCAGTATAGGAGAAACGCCCATATCCAAGGCAGACAAACATTTCGACCGTCATTCTGGTTGGATCAGCGGGGTCGAATCGCGTTACCGGCTGTACCAGGTAATCCGGGTAGATCCGGTTTCGCCCGAAAGCCTCCCTAACGGGATCGCCAAGCTTCGCTGTGTTGGCTTTAGCCGGATTCAGATCCAGCGATGAAGCGTTACTGGATGAAAAGCCGCCCAGCTCTGGTTTAGGGGCAAAGAATAATGCATAGGCCGTAGACGCAATGGATACGGCCACCGAAACCCACGCGGCAATTTCAAGCCCCGTGCCATACGGAATGGGATATATCCGCACGTCGCTGTCTGGCCGCAACAAACATAACGGCCATTCCGCCGGGGGGACTGCCTGGCCGTTCAGCTCGATCACGACAGGATGAGTTTTATCCTGTGAATAGCTCGGGACATTTCTGCACATCCACTCATGCAGCGTCAGCACACCATGCTCGTGCGTTTCAAGGGGTTCACCCGGAAGCCGGGACGGGTAAAACTTTATCGTCATTGCCAGAACTCCACGCGGTTAAAGCGACGGATAAATCGCGACAGTGGCAGAAACGTAACCCCCGAGCCAGGATTGCATTCCGCTACCTGCAGCTGGTTATCGAGCATTACAACGATCCCGACATGGGAAACTGTTGAGCCCGAATAGCAAGCCACTCCGGCACCTTCACAGGGTTCACAACGCTTCAGCGAAAGCATCAGCTTTCTCGCTTCCCGGTCGAGGCCCCCGCCGTCTTTGGTCACACCTGCAAAATCCGGCCATTCAGGTAGCCCCAGGTCGCGACGTATCTCATTTACAATGCCGAAGCAGTCGAGCTGCGGATATACGCGCCCGCCCTTCTGCCATTTAACAGAACGGTATTTATCAGGTGTAAACATATTTGCCTCAGATTAGTAACGTAAGCCCGGATGCTCGGCGAGGTTGTAACGTTTACGGGGCCAGGCTGTTTTGAGGACATTCATATAGCCTGCCGTGACCTGAACTGCTGTCGGGGTCCAGGAGCCGGATTTGATATCGAGCGTATACGGTGATGATGCCGGAGCAGACAGATCGGATGAAATGTACCGCCGGAATGTCAGCGTGGCTGATTTCATTTCATCCAGAATTTTATCGATCGCCTCTGAAACCCGTCCGTCAATATTGCTGATAGCAAACTTTAAATCCTGTGTCCCATCGGCGTTCCTGGCTGGTAAGGCGATATCTATCGCGCTGGCATCAAACGTCACCGGCTGACCATTTTCCAGCGTCACTGAAACGTCATCCCAGCCACTGGTTAGCCAGTAGTTATCATCGCCTGCTGATATCTGCAGCGTATCGTGAATAACCTCCGATCCGCTGCTGGCATATAGTCGCTCAAGAATTGTCATGCTTCGGCCACTCTCTGTTTAGCGCAATATCCAGTAACGACTGGCCAGCCAGCCATTCCGGGTAATTCCCCCAGCCAGAAGGCGGTAACGGGCGCTCCCATAATTCCAGCGTTGCGCTGTACTGCCAGTATTTTGGCGCGACCAGCGTCGGTCCCTCGTAAATATCCACGAACCTGGCTTTATAGGGCTTTACCCCTATTGGGGTTTGGAGTTTCAGATAGAACCAGGACTGGCCATCTTTAAGCGCATCCCTGAAAAACGCCTCAAACACCTGCGCCAGAGCATCAGTTTTAAAAATCCATTTAACCGATGCCTGGGTGGGTGTTGAGGTATATCGCCTTCGTTGTTGAGCGCGACCGGACGTCATCTCCGTTCGCAGCAAAGGTGATATGGGCTTAAACCCGTACCCGTCCATAAGCGGCATGGGCAGGTATTCGTCCGGGTAGAAAATATCTGCCATGAATATTCCCTCCGGGCAGGTTATCGTGGTTTTTTAGATTGGAGATTTGAATAAATAGCCCGACCGAATTTCTTCTGGGGGTTATTTACTTCGGCGGTTAAGGTGTTAACTATCCGCTGTTCCAGAGCGTCATTCCTTCGCTCAATTGCCTGCATCGTTATGTCATCCGGTTTACCGGTGAACGTACTTCTGGCATCTACGCTGACAGCAATTCGTGGCTGTGCCTGGATCTGCTTCGCAGCGTTCTGTACCGCCGGTGATTCCCGTCCAACAGCTCTGACCCCCAGCGAACCATCAGCGCCACGGGTAAGGGGCATGATGGCTTCCGGCCCGGCCTCCCCGAATACACCTGCCCCTTTCGCAAACGCAAAATATTGGGGAGTGCTGTAAACACCATTGCTGTAGGCAGAAAGTGACGGAGAATCGTAAACGCCTCCGAGAGCGTTGAATGAAAAATTAGCTCCCGCGCTTTGAATAGCGGTACCACTACTTGCCGCACCGCTGGCACCGCCAAAAAGACTACCGAACAACCCACCCGCTCCGCCGCCAAATGACGCCATAATCGCTTTGGTGATTAACGCCTGTGTTGCCATCTGGATCAGCGTCTTAATCACCGTTTCGCCCAGGGAAGAGAAAATATTTGACATCCCATCTTTAAAAGAAGCAGCGCCTGTCAGGACGTTTGTCAGATTGTTGGAGATAGAGTTAGTGGTGGCATCCAGAATCTCGCTGGTTGCAGTGGCAGCCATTGAACTCAGATCAGAAGCCTGATCGGCATAGTTCATCAGGGAATCGCTGATCCCCGCGCGCCAGTCTGACTGCTGTTCATCGGTTTTTTTGTAATACTCCTCCTGAATATCCAGGCGTTCGGCAAGCGCTGTTTTAAGCGCTTCCGTTTGCTTTTTATACAGGTCTTCGGAAATCTGCCCACGACTGAAATCACGCTGCAAGTCACGCTGCTGCCTGAGAAAATCAGCACGAATATCCGCCATTTCCTTCATTCGGTCACGGGCTTTATCCCCCTGTCCCGCGCCGAGGAAATCGATATTCCCCCTTTCCCGGGCGGCAGCATTACTGTCGGCCAGACCTTCGCGGAATGTTTTTAACTGTTCAGCGATATTTTTCTGATCAATAAGCGCCGCATTGTGCAGCAACGTTTCCTTTTTGGATTTTTCAAGCGAAGATAATTCCCCCTGAGTAACCTGATATTTCATCTTTGCCAGTTCAGTGTTTTGGCTGGAAAGAGCAATTTGCTCCCGTTGCTGTTTAATCAGCCGGGTATAGGTATCTTCGGTTTTCTCCGCCTCGGTTTTCCCATGCCTTCCTTTTGGCTTGGGTTTATTTTCCTGGTTGTTTCTCCATTCATTCAGGCCGTTATTAATCAACTCCTGCCGTCCGGTCTGAAACTGTGGGTCGTTAGTTAACCCCAGGTCATCCGCAGCGTAACCCAGTCGTGCGCGCTCTTTGTCCTCACCTTTGAGTTTTGAAAGCGCCAGATCACGACGGCTTTTTTCAAGTGCAGCCGTTTGCTGGGTTGTGAGGTCTACCTGCGGTAAGCGTAGTGGTGCGTTTACCAGCCCCTGCCGGGCCATGAGGAGATTATTTCCGAGACCCAGCAAACGGTTAAATTCAGTATGCTCACCGTTCATCATTAATAACGATTGATATGCTGAATTCTGTTCTGCGGCCTGCTGCCGGATTAATGCTATTCGCCTGTTCTCTATCCCTTCCAGTACCGACTGGATCGACTCAGACTTAGCCTGCATCTGAGTCAGCCTCTCCTGTTCAACGGCCAGAGCGGAAGTCGCTTCTTCCAGACTACGGGTGACCGTTTCAACCGAAGTAAGGTGGTTTATCATGAAACCGCCACTGGTTGTCGGCCCGGGGTTGGACAGAACATACTGATAGCCCGCGATCTCTTCCTTCAGGCTTTTTACTTTTGATGCCTGTGCATCAACAAGACGGTTTTGCTCCTCCAGCGCCTGACGGGTTTTGGTCTCATTATCAGAAACTTCGGGCAGGGACATTGATTTTGTCTTTTCACGGACTGCATCAATGGTGTTTGCATATTCCTGAGCGGATAATCTGGCCTGTTCCTGATTCTGGTACATCGTGTACCAGGCACCGGCACCAAGCAAAACCAGCCCTGGAATACCGCCAATGAGGCTTAATGCTCCCCCCATGAGCCGGGAACCTACAGCAGTAACCGAGTTCAGCGCAGTCTGAGCGGATACTCTGGCCTGAATATTACGGTTAAGTGACTCCTGCGCCAGTGAGAGCCGTTTTTCTGCGGCGGCCTGCGCGTCTGTACCCCGCGCCGCTGCCAGTGCCTGCTGAGCACGATAAACTGCAGCACGCGCGCGAGCTGTCGAAACCTGCGTCCCTCTGACCTGGGCTTCAGCTAAAGCTACTTCACTTTTTGCAGCGTTAATAATCCCAGCCGTTGCAGAGCTGGCACCAAGAGCCATATTTCCCAAATATCGGGCAGCACCAACGGCAACAAGCGCTCCGGCAGCAGTTGCGACCTGATCAATATTGTTGGCTACGCCATCAAGTAATCCGGTCAGGGTATTTGTCGCGCCACTCGCTTCATTAGCTCCACCGACCCATTGCATAAAAGCGTTTTCAACTTTTGTTGCCGACGATGAAACAGTCTGCGGCAATTCACCATATTCATTCCGTAGCTTACCAAGCTGGCTGATGAGGGCTGGCACTACTTTATCAATGGTTAACTGCCCCTGATCCGCCATAGATTTAAGGTCTTTACGCGCAACCCCCATCCCTGCCGCAAGTGCCCGTATAACCCTGTCGCCGCTCTCGTTGACGGCATTGAATTCTTCACCTCTCAGCACGCCCTGCGCCAGAGCCTGGCTAAACTGAGTGATGACCGAACTGGACTCCTGAGCATTCGCGCCAGAAAGTTTTAAACCAGTAGAAATAGCCTCAGTAATATCCAGAACCTGGCTGGAGCTGTAACCATATTCCCGCATTGAGGCTGCTGAACGGGAAAATAAATTAGCGTTGTCAGAAAAAGATGTACCCGTTTTCTGACTGATATCCATCAGCTGTTTTTGAGAGCTGGTAAAATCATCAGTTGATTGAGATGCCTGTTTTAGGCGGGCGTTTACTGAATTCCATTCATCAGCCAGGGCTATTAAATGCCCCGTAGCAAAAGCACCAGCAAATGCCCCGGTTAACCCCAGTGCGGTAGCCTTTGCTGACTCCATCTGGTCAGTTAGCTCAGCAACAGAACGGCGAGTTTCCCGAACTGAAGCCGCAGCCTGCCTGCCGCCATTCTGCATTGTCTTATAATAATCAGCCCCCATACGTGACGCGCGGGCTATCTCGGTCTGGAATGACTGAGAGTTAGCAGAAACTTTAATGATAAGTTCACGCAGGGTTGCCATTTCATTTCCTCAGAAACAAAAAGCCCCACATTGTGGGGCTTTTTTATGATTTCAATATTATTAAATTAAACCAGCTTTTTTCCTTGCTTCTTCCAGATAATCTTTTTCTGGTTCCTCTTTTTTATGAGCAAGTGCAATCAGAAGATCAATTTGAGCACTTTGCTTTTCAGAGATTTCTTTAAGCATAGCGATCTGATCATTAGCTCTTACGCTTCCTCTGTTCAGGAAATACCAGATAACAAGATCAATAAGGCGAGCAAAAACAAATAATAATATCCAGCCAGTAGTAGTCATTTAAAGCACTCCGTGTGTCAAAAAAAACAACATAACACCTGTTATGAGTGGCATCCACACGAATTAATACTGGCTATGCTGACGCAGCCAGCAGCGCCGCTTCCAGCCCTGCAAAGGGATCGCCGCCGTCGTTTACTTCAACCTCTTCTGCGCTCCACTGAAGCTGAGCATCTTCAATGGTGACTTTAACGCCCTGCGCTCCGTAAACCGCAGATACCAGCTGAGCATTGAGGATATCGCCGCGAATATCGCCGATTGGGCTGATACGGTCGTACTCAGCCCACATCCTGAATTCGCCAACCGTCATGGTTTGTCGCAGTTCGCCCAGCGTGCGGCCCATCCGGAGCGCCAGCGCCATCAGGAACTGCATGCCAGGCATTTTTACTTTGCTTTAGCATCATCCGCATCACGAATGAGATCAAGTGCCTGCTTCAACAGCCGGGAATGCACAGGGCCATAGATCGCTTCAACCTGTTCGGTGTCATCGACAGTAAAGACGGGCTGCAGGTCGGTATCCAGCAAAATATCGATGAAAAGCGTGACGTCGGCCCGCATCGTGCGGAAGGCTCGTTCTGAAGGGGTCAGTTCTGGTGCCTCCTGGGGCTCCTGCCCTTCCGGTAGTTTGGGTGGTTCCGGGCTGGCAATGCCCTGCCAGCGAATCCAGGCTTCTGCTGATGGCTCACGAATGATGACTTTGGCGTTATCCCACTCCGGAACGGAGACTTCTTTTTTACGAAAGCCCGCCATCGGTGCCAGTGCCAGTGCTTTAAGACTCGGTTTTGACATTAAGTTTATCGCCGGTCTCCCGGCGCTCCGTTAATTGATGGTGACGGTGCAATCAGAAGAAGTGATCACAGTGCCATCGGCATCAGTAACCACGCAGGAATAAACCCCGGCATCACCGGATACAGCGCTGGCTTTCGTAAACGTTGCGCTGGTCTGGCCGCTGACCGTCGAGGTGCCCTTTTTCCAGGCGTAGGTATAAGGTGCCGTACCGCCCTGGACGACCACGCCCATGGTCAGGGCGCTTCCTGCCGCGACCGTTTGGGACGCCGGAAGGTCAGTAGCAAACGACAGAACTCCTGGGGCGTTAATATTGGTGGGTTTACCTTTCAGGCGCAGCGAGAACGTTGCAGCAACCACGCCATTGGTTTGAGAATCCCAGGTGTGCTGACGTACCTCAGCGCGCATCAGGAATCCATTACCAGACGGGAAAATAACCTTAAACCCATAAACCCCGTCGTTATCATATGCGGCACGAAGTGCATCCTGCGCCGGGTTGCGGTAGAAGTTACCGGAAAGTGACATTTCAGACGGAGCAGGAAGGCCGTTGATATTTTCCGTTTCATCCGAACAGAGCGTTGTCACGTCAATATCGTTTTTCTGACCAGCGGTAAAGCTTGCCTGTTTGATAGTGCAACTCAGGTTTAACCAGGTTGCGGTATCCAGCTCTGCCTCGGTGACCGGCACAGAGGTAATCATTACTACCGTTTTTTGGGCACGTTCAAATAGTGCTGACATCGCAGCCTCCATAAATGAAAAAACCGCCAGTGGCGGTCGGATTGGATTGGTTTTTGTCAGGCAATGACCGTTATTTCGAGGGTTGCTCGATGAAGATGGGTTGTCGTGTCGTAGCCAGGAATTTTTGTCACCTCGACAGGTGAAAGTACCTGCAGGCGAGCCAGGGCGTCCAGGCGTAACGCTCTGGCTTCGTCATTCGTTTCAGCCCATACATCAACCTGAATGCGCAGTGTCGACTCTGCCTGGCCGCAGAAAACATCCCCGGCAACATCAGTTGGTATCGAGAAAATGACATAGGGAGTGGAAACTGCAGGAAGTCCGTCGCTGCCTAGCGGCACTACATACGGATAAACCCGCCCGTCTGCCAGCGTCGACAGCAGGTCATAGAGATCATCCTCTGTCATTTTGATAACACCTCATCGATAGCCTGATTCATCCGCTGCATCGCCACCTGCGTAGCTTCTTCCATGCGGGTATCAAAAGCTGGGCGAACAAACGGATGTGCAGGCGCTGTAGATGTTCCCAACTCCACGAAGCGCCAGTAAAACGCATTCCGCTTGTTGCTGGCCTTCATTGTATTGTCGCTGTTCCCCGTTCGCGGGTTAACGCCACGAATATGCACCCCAGATGAAATTTCACCGCGACGGCGACTTTTCTGGGTGACGACAACAACGTTTTTCTTCAGTTTTCCGGATTTCTCAGGAGCGCGATCAATCACCTCCTCGCGGAACAATTCGGCACCAGCACGGGTCGACTCCCGGAGAACTTTATTATTTTCGGCCTTGCTGAGCGTTTGCAGATCGCGGGCAATATCCTGCAACCCGGAAAAATCCAGATTCACATCAATCATTTTTCGGTCCCCTGTTTGCAGAGAATTTCCAGCCGGGTTCCTTTGATATCCGGAACCGGAGGCCCAGTGACATTCAGGACCGCATCTTTGTATGGTCCATTCAGTACTTTCAAACGGGAAGAAGCTGAGATGTCTGTACGAAAACGCACCCAGACGCGAATGGTGGCATCAGCACGCTCAACGCCAGCGGCTAACAGCTCCCTACCGCTGATCCCTTTAACCTCGGCCCAGATAGTTTTCCCATCAGCCCAGCTTTCTACCGGCTGACCTGAAGGCGTTCTGGTGGTGGTGAAATTTTGGATGGTGATCCGGTGCCGTAATCGTCCTGCCTGCATAATTCCCCCGATTAAATGCCATAGATTTTGTAAGGCTGGAGAAGTGCCTCGACAGTAAACGGAATATCTGTAGCAGCCTGACCAACAGAGACAGTTTCACGGTTTTCGTACCAGTGACCGATAAGCAGAAGCATCGCTGCTTTCACATCATCGCCAGGGAGAATTGAATCAGGATCATCTGCATACCCCTCGCTGGTTTCGGACTCATACATTTTGCGACGAGTCCATGTTTCGACATAACGAGAAGCAGCTCCGATGTAGAGGGTCAATAGTGAGTCGTCATCGGTAAAGTCAGGCTCAATGCGACAGTGCTTTTTAACCACTTCAAGTTCTAACATTATTTTTTAGCCTTCTTCTCTGGCACAGTTTCCGGCTGTTCCGGCTGTTCCGGCTGTTCCGGCTGTTCCGGCTGTTCCGGCTGTTCCGGCTGCGCAGAATTATCAACATCTACCAGCCGTGCATAACCTTTTTGAACCAACTCACGGCCATGCTGTTCCAGCGTCTCAAGTGACTCACCTTCCGTCACCACTACCCCACCAAAATAAATTGGTTTCACCGCGATAAGTTTCATCGTGTTACTCCGAATATAGCGGCCCGGAGGCCGCCAGAAAAATTACTGGCCGCCGGAAGCCGGTACAGTAAAGGAGCCATAAATAAATGCTTCAGGGCGTTTTACTGCTAACGCCAGACGCTCTTCACAGCGAATAGAGATCATGTTTTTCTCGAAGTCGTCGCTGTTTTCCGTCGAGATCACAACGTTTGCATCTTCGCGGTCGAAAAGCTGGGCTGCAGCATTAAATGCACCTGTCAGGAACTTGCCCTGGAAGGCTGCTGCTTCAGTGGCGACAACCGGAAGCCCCCACAGCGTCGGCCCCGTCAACGCAGCCGGGTTCGCCAGGATATAGCGCCCCAGGGTGTCTTTAGTCAGTTCGATTTTCGCCCAGTCCATGAAGTGCAGGACGTGACCGGATGCAGGGAATCGGGCAAGTTGAGCCTGAAGCATTGCCAGGCGCAGATCGTCAATACCGTTCTGCTGTTCAACGGCAAATGCCGCGCTGTAAGCCGTGGCCTGCGGCACAATGCCATGGAGGTGAGCGCCAGTGCCATCACCAAACAGAATCTCCTGTTCTTCGACGTACTTAAGGCCGTAACGCATTTCCGCATCAATCATGGACTGCAACTGGGCGAAGTCGTCCAGAATCTGCTTGGATGCCTTGAACATGTGCGCGATGGTTGTCACAGGAGTGATTTTCGGCGTGAACTCAATATTGCTGTAAGGCTTGGCTGTATTCTCCGGAACCACTTTTGCAGCATTGGTAAAGCCGGTCTGCTGTACCCAGAAAATCGCCGGTGATCCAGTTCGACCAGGCGCGATTAAATCGCGAATAAATAAACGCTGCTTTGGCGCTACATCAATACCTGGAAGTCTTTGTGGTTCAACAATACCTTCAGGAACGTCACTGGAAATCAGCGCAGCTTTTACTGGAACAGAAATACGCTTGTTCCCTTCGATGCTGGACGAGAGAACTTTAATGGCTTCAGCAGAGATAACCTGCTGGCCGACAGTTTCAATAACCTGTTTTGCGTTTGCCAGCGGCATCTGTGCAACATGCTGCTCCAGTTCGCCCAGCGCAGTCTTCAGAGTCTTTTCGGCTTCTTTCAGCGCATTAAACTCAGTCGCCATTTTGTCCACGGTTTCTTTGGTTTCCGCCGACAATTTGCCGTTCTTTTTCGCTTCAGTCAGCGCTTCTTCCGCTTTGGCGTTAAATTTGCCGGTTGCTTCTTCAATGGAAGCGGTGACTTTTTTCAGAATCTCGTTTACATCAGACATAAATGGTCCTTATTTGACTAACGCCGCAAGAGCGCTTTCAAGTGAATTGAGGGTTTCAGGTTTGATATCTTCGGCAGCGCCCGGCTTACCATCGGGATCGGTAACAGCGCCCGGCGTGTTACCTGTTAATGCTTTGATTAATTTCCGGCGCTCGGACCGGGGGGTATTTGTTTTCGCCAGCAGTGCATCAAGTTTGCGAAGCGCAGCTGCAGGTGATTCGTCGCCGTCGCTGACCGCATCAGCAGAAAGCAGGCTGTCTGCCAGTCCCTTCGCCACAGCATCGCTGCCACCGATATAACTTTCGGCGTCCATTAGTTTCTGAACGGCGGCAATATCAAGGCCGGATCGCGCCGCGTAAATATCAGCCATTGCGGTATCGAATGGCTCCAGTGACTGCGCCAGTTCAGCGAAGTCATGGCGGTTTCCCATCGCGTACAACCAGCAGTTATGGATCATCAGAAAGGCACCGCGGCCAATCTGAATATCATCCCCGGCCATCGCAATTATTGAGGCGGCACTGGCGGCAATGCCCAGCACCTTCACCGTTACATGGCCTTCGTATTCGCGGAGAAGGTTATAAATAGCCAGACCTTCGAACATGTCGCCACCCGGCGAGTTGATATTCACCGTAACATCTGCGCCGTTCATCGCCCGAAGCGCACCGGCAATACGTTTAGCTGTTATCCCTTCACCCCAGTAGTCCTGCCCTATAACATCAAAAACAGAAATAGTGTTATCGTCAGTAGTCGCCGCCTTGATCCCACCGTCCCAGCGGTCCAGTGCGGACGGTAATGTTTCACAGGTAACGCGCGCGCAGGGGCGACCTGCCGGCGCCACCGGAAGTTGTTTTTTGCTCATCAGGAAAGTGCTCCTAAGCGGCCTGTTTCAGCGGAGATTGTTCAAAGGAAATGTCGGGGAATACGTGGTTATGCAGCTCTCGCAAAGCCAGCGCCTGAACGGCAGGGTTGCTGCTTTCGAGATTTTTCAGTTGCGTCAGGTTGAGCTGAACGGTGTAAATATCGCCCCCTTCTATCGGCGGCATGTTCTCAAGACGGCGAACGTCATTGCGAGACATCCAGCCATTCTGCAGTGCGCTGGTATAGTAAGCAGCACGACCAGCGCTATCGGCGCGCAGAAGCCCTTCAACGGAGAACTCAGCAAACAAGTCCTCATCACTGTTCAGAAGACAACGCGATATTTCCTGCTCAATATTGACCAGGAGAGGACGCAGGGTATGAGTCAGGAACAGCATGTTCATCCCTTCAAGACTCGAAGCCCAGCTGGATTGTTTTGTCGTATGGCCGACCATAAATGGCGGTACGCGAAACCAGCGACAAATTTCCTCAATACTGAATGAACGGCTTTCAAGGAGTTGCGCGGCCTCCGGGTTCATAGTGACATTCTGGTAAGTCAGTTCATTTTCCAGAACCATCAGTTTCCCGGCGTTTTTAGAACCAATAAAAGACTGAAGGTTTTGACGCAATCTTTCTCGCTGTTCCTTATTAAGCGCCGTTTTTGAAGACAGGAAACCGGTACTTTGCAGGCCATTTTCGAAGATTTTTGCCGCGGCTTCATCAACCGACATAGCAGCGCCGAAAACGTCAACCCCGGCCATTGTCGGCATCATCCCGCACACACCATCAAGACCAAATCCGCGGATATGCATCATCCGGTCTACTGGAATGATCCGCTTAACGCTATTTTCCGTGTATGTATACTGTAACTTCCCGCTATCGAGTCGCTTTACAACCATATTCTGCGGAAGTAACGGCACCAGCGAAACCAATTTGCTGCCGATATATAGCTTCTCGACAAATGCATTACCACGCAGGCAAATACTGGCCACAATCATCAACATGAAACGGGAAGGGGTCATTTCCGGGTTAGGACGCCTGCATAATATCTGGTAGGCGGGATTGTTCTGGGCCAGCTTTCGCGATCCATCAGCCTGCCGCTCGTAAATTTTAAGCGGAAGCGTGGAAACTGACTCACTTAAGAGTCTTACGCACGCCCAGACAGCAGAAAGCCGGATAACTTTGTCAGCGGTAACCACTTTTCCGCTACTGCTGGTTCCGTACCACTCCCGCCAGAATTCACCGGTCGTCAGGCTTATGGGAACACCAAGCCAGTTTAAAAGAGCGCTCTTAACACGCCCTGGTTGCTGTTTATTCTTAGCCATCAGATACCCACTATGATCGGATCGTCAAAAAAGCCCTCTATATCGCCATCATCAGGCTCATAACCTTCTGCAGCACCAATTGCCATCGCCGACGCAACCACACCGTCTATTCGACCAGTACTCTTTTTCTTGGCGAATATGCGGTTTTCTTTTTGGTCGGCTTCGGTTACGGCGGAAGCAGCGTTCCATCGGAGGCAGGGGTTTGTTTTAATAATGATTACGCCATCATCGAGCATCTGTTCAAAAAGTTCGATGGAATGAGGCATCCACAGTCCGGAATCCTGCGCCTTGTAGTATCCCTGCCCGTGAGGTATCAGCGGTACTGATACAGAAGCGCTCTCTAATTCCGGCTCAAGATATTTTATGCGGTACTGGTCGAAGGCGATCGCCTTGATATCGAACATCATGGAAAGATCAGCAATGCGCTCAGCAACAAAGCCATATTTCACCGCTTTTCCGGGAGTGGTATGAATATGGCCTCCCCGTTCCCATGCGTCGTAAGGTACGCGGTCTGTTTTCGCTCTATCCAGCAAAGTATCTTTTGGTGTTCAGAACTCCACCAGCAGCTTTCTTTTTTTAGGGAAAAAGAGCGCCAGAGACGTAAGGTCGCGAGTTCCTGAAAGGTCCAGGCCGCCATAACATTCTTCTCCCTGCAGCTCCTGCAGGTCAAAGTCCTCTTCGCACCCCATCCACACATCGCTACTCATCCATGGGTTATCGGCATCCACCCACTGACAGAAGTTTAACCGCCGAACAATGCTTTCCTTCGACGGCATCCCCCGAGCCTGAGTAACCTGCTCACGCAGGTAGCGATCGGTAAAAGTATGACCAAGAGAGGGGTTTGCTTTTTTCCAGCAGGACTCGTCCTTGAATGGGTCTTCTCCTTCGTCCAGGGAGCAAATGAAAGAAAAGAAACTGTCATCCTCAATCGAGCCTTCGGCAACTTTACGCCCATACTCGTGATAGTCGTAGCAGACGCTGGTTTTGTCGTGGCCGCTGTTAGTGATCATGAAAATCAACGCCTGGCGACGACCTTTCGTCCCGGCGCGCATCATTTCCACAACCTGGTTGTTTTTGTGCTCGTGAATTTCGTCAATCAGTGCACAGTGTGGGCGTGGCCCTGACTGCCCATCATCCGAACTGATAGGCCGGAAAAATGAGCCTGTCTGAAGAAATGCAAGGTTCCACTCTTTCCCGGCACCGCCTGATTTATTTATTCGCTGTGCTAACGCAGGGGACTGATCCACCATCGCGACAGCATCACGAAAAAGGATCATGGCCTGGTCTTTTTTCGTTGCTGCTGCATATATCTCGGCACGAGGCTCCTTATCTGCTGTTAGACAGTAAAGCCCCACTCCGCCAGCCAGTGGTGATTTGCCGGAACCCTTACCAGATTCAACGTACACCATGCGAAATCTACGATAACCATCCGAGTTCTTCCAGCCGAATATCGACCCTACAATAAAGCACTGCCACGGTAGCAGGTTGAAGGGTTTACCTTCATGCTCACCACCGTTGAGCTTCAGTACCTTGGCAAAAAAGTCGATGGCGCGCTGCGCCGCTGCAACATCCCATACCAACCCGCGAGCATGGCAGGATTCCAAATCTTTGAGATGTCGCTTACAGGCATTCCTGATGTCAGGCCCGGCGATTTCTTTGCCGGAGTCTACATCCCGCGCATATTGCGTGGCGGGATCAACCGAAGAACTGGTTGAGCTGGTCTTCTTCTTTTTCTCCACCATCCACTTTCACCTTCGTTCTGGCGGCCGGAGTCAGACCGAATTCAACCAGGTAACTTTTAAAACGTCGATCAGCATCCGCCAACATTGCTACTGCCGGGTTAGCCTTAATCAAAAAACCGCCCTCGGTCTGCACGGTGTAAGTTCGCCCCTCGTCAGCAATAGTCAGGCGAAGCTGCAGAATGTCGGCGTAAATATCGCAGAGTCGTTCAAGCGCCAGCGTATCGGCAATGGTTAAAATGCCCATGCCATCCAGCAGCACGGTCAGCTTCCCCCACGCCACCTTTCCCCAGTCAGTGAGGTGCTCTGGAGGGCTTGGTATTTCTCGCGCTGGCGATGGTTCTTTGTCGTTAAGTTTGCGTTTGCCCGGGTTGCCGGTAACCACTTTGAGGTGGGTCGGTTTCGGGCGTCGTCCTGCCATCGGAACCTCCCGGAAAAAAACTTTTCATTTCGCGGTTGTGCACAAAAAGGACTGGCGGCGGTCATTTGGGTTCGAGGTTCTGAACTTTTGACCCGCCCCTCCCCCTCAGATGAGAATTGATATCATTTGATTCAAAATGATTTCATTTGCAATCATTCCCCCGCAAAAAATGAGATTAAATATCATTTAAACCAATGTGAGTTAGGATCCAGGGGCATTCCGCTCTCATCACAACCGATGACGGTGCCAAGCTTCTCCATTCGCTGCTTCGTTGAGTCGTGGTGCTGCTTGCACAGCCCTTGCCAGTTCTTCCGGCTCCAGAAAAGCTTTTGCGCCTTCGCTATTTCCTGGCTGTCACCAGAGCGCAGAGCCTCTTTCAGTTTGTGCGGGATGATGTGGTCAACCACCGTTGCCGCTGTCACCCTGCCTTGCTCCTGGCACATGACGCACAAGGGGTGCGCACGTAGGAAGATAAGACGCTCTCGGTCCCACTTGCTGCCGTAGATACGGGGCTCTTTGTTCACGTAATCGCTCCTTGAGCATTATCACAGGCGCTCAGCGAGTGCCTGCTGTAATGCCTTAGCTCGCCTGTTCTGCGATGGTATCAAACAGCGCCAGCGCCTCGGTCGACTCCTGAACTGCTTTGATGGTCCGCGCCACCACTTCGGATTCAGTTGTCACGCGACTGTACTGCTGGATGAACAGCTGATATTTGAGCTGGCTATCCTGGACGAACTCAATCGCCTTAGCAGCGGCCGCGGTGTCGTAGTTCAGGGTGGAAAGCAGATTCAGTCGAATCTGTTCTGCCGGTGTGATCTCTGCCATGTTTTACCTCTGTGCGATGTGGGGAGCTTATCGAAGCCACTCGGCAGAATGGCTCCTGTAATGCTTTAGCTGCGGTGCTCCATTATTAGGAATGCCCCGCTACGCTTGTTATATCCGAAATGTTACCTAAACTAACTTATGACTTTGCTCTGCCATGACAAAGTCTGCCGTTCTACCCGTGAGCTTATGGATGAGCCACTCTCAAGCCTTCCTGGCTCTCAGTTTTATTCTCAACCAGTAGAAAATAAACCAACTTCGTGGCTACAATCAGTCATTGGCTGGCTGTACAGCACCCCGTAGCTTTGGGATTTCCTCCACGGGGTTTTTTATAACACTTAAGGCAGATGCTTCGGTTTAGCATTATCGAAGCCCCTTAGCTCAGGAGCTTCTGTAATGCCTACTGCTGGGCCCTGTGTTCGTAACGGGAAATGGTCTTGCCGTTTGCGTTCATCACATAGGCCACCTCCCCCTGCTTCAGGAACACGTTCTGGTCCATTCCAGACACTGAGATACTCTGCTGATTGGGGTTGAAACCAACGCTCAGGCCGCTATGGATTTCTTCGCCGCCGCCAGGCGACATCACTTTTACTGTCAACATGCTTCTTCTCCTACTTCTGGTAATAAAAATGCCGCACGGTGGCGGCACTGATCGAATATCAGGATGTTGCAAAAAGTAACGCTCGCTTATCTTTGAGTTTTCACACAAAAAGTAAGGAGCGTTTTAATGTCCGTTGATAATCAGAAACTTTTACAGAAAATCGTCGAGGAGCTGGAGTCACTCAAAGGTGAGACCGAGATCTTATCTATCGCTGTATCCTGCCTCTTCAGCGAGTTGCCAACAGATAGCGCCAGTAACGTGAGGGCTAAATTCACAAAATCCGTGAATGAACTAAAAACAGCGGCAGCAGCTAGTCGGAGGAGGTCGCGTCGCGACGTATATTCAAAAGCTCTGTCAATGATGACCAAGCCTGAGTAATTTCGGCATCAAGGTTGCTAAGGAATACGCTTCTGGCATCCTGCGTGTTCCTTTCCTCTTCCGGCTTTAATGCTGCCGGCACTGCAACAGAGATGTTGATCGGCAGGTTAAGGCTTCTCAGTTCATCCTTGAGCAGGCGCACCTTTTCGATGACTGAATCAATGGCGTTGTCATCAATTTCAATTACGAGTTTTCGTTCTTTCATAGATACTCCGTTCCGGGCATAAAAAGTCCCGCTATTGCCAGTCATCACGATTGAAAGTTGCCACAGAGTAGCGGGCAATATTTCTCCGCTATACTGTTAAATCGCCGAGCTCAACAGAACAGGAATGAAAATATGATCGATCATTACTATGTAACTCATGCTCAACTCCTGGCGCTGAGAAACGTTGTTGCTTTTATTGTGCAAACGATGCCTGAAGAACAAAAAGAGAGTGTCCTTCAGGTTTTGAAAAAATTTGCTGAAATAGAATTAATGGATGGTATCGACGCGCCGCCTACGAGTGATATCACCCCGAAAACAGTTGAGAAGTTAAATAAAGCCTACAAGGCAATCTTCACTGACATTATCGATCTTTCAACGCCTGGCAGGAAATCTGCTTCAGCAAGCTACCTGCAATAGCTCTCGACCTTATCTCCATGATGGCCAGAACGTTCTCGTCTGGCCCTTTCTCAAGTTTGCTCAGTCGAAATTCAATATTCTTTGCCTTGGTCATCGCGTAACCCTGCCGGTTAGTTGCGGGCAGTTAGCCTGCACTGATTTGTTTTGCGCCAGGATGTCACGCTTGGTCTGCTTATCCAGCACGTCGATATCGTGGTCGGTCAGGTAGATGACCCTCACCCAGCTGCAGGCCGTATCAACGACTACCGGGGCGGGTAAATCTTTCGCGCAGCTCGCGATCAACATCGTCATCGCCCATACGCTTAACGTCTTCCTGTACATCGCTTGCCTCTTTCACAACTTCCGCCTTACGTTCTGCCGCGGCGACGGTGGCGGCGGCGTTCTCTTCGGTACGCTGCTGATCGGCTTTGGCTTCTGCCTTACTGGTCCCGCGTGAATGACCAATGCCGAACGCACCAGCGATAGCACCCAGGATGACAACCACCAGCCCAGCAATAATTTCAAAGCTCATTGCTGCGGATCCTTCAGTTCGTCGGCCTTCTCTTTCAATGCTGGCTGGCGCACGTATTGCGATAGCACGGCCAGCACCACCAGCGCCGGGCTAATCAGTGCAACGATGTTTGGCGGCAGGATATTTTTGATATCCGGCGGCAGCATCGCCCAGGCGTGCAGCGCAGCATCCGGGAACGACTGCGCCCATACACCAACCAGCGCGCCGATAGCTCCCAGCTTTACAGACCACGTTTTCAGCAGCAAGCTGGCATGCCCTACGAACTCCAGCCGGGTATATTTGCGAAGAAGTAACAGAACGAGCACAGCCACCAGCACAAGCAAAGCGAAAATAATCATCTTCACATGACACGCTCCTTAACCCAGCCGTAGAGAAAATCCTCGTTGGCTTCGCGGCCCTCCGCCAGTTCGAGGTATCTGGCACCCTGGCTGCAGTTCAGCGCACGCAACAGAACCTGTTCACCCTCTTTCCCGCGGGCTGAAAGGTATCCCTTAAGCGCGGTGATGGTTCGGGGGCCAATGGCGCCATCCGGGATCAGATCGGGGTATAGCTTCCCGCGCATGTTCAGAGCAGTGAGCCAGCGCTGGAAAAACTTACTGGCGACGCTGGGCCCCATGTTCACGCCAGTGTCGCAAAGCTCATCCGCCAGTAACGTAGACAAACTCGCTACCTGGTCGAACCGGGGGCCGGTCCAGTAATCGCTCAGCAGGATTTGCTTTGCTGTTTCCCTTGGCAGGTTTCGCATATCACCGGTGTAGCCATGTGCACGGGCGGTGGTTTGCGTGATGCCCCAGCGGGTTGGCCCGCCTTTATCAGAGGGGTGATCGACATAACCACCCTCTTTGCCGAGGATCCCCTCGATAATCTGGTCTGCTGTCATGGCGCCTTGACTCCGGTAATGCGCTCCCAGAAATAGGTCAAAGCAACAGAACCCATTGCCCCGCTAATCCCGGAAGTGGCCAGTATCATGTAAATGCTCAGTCCGCTTTCAATGCTCACCAGGCCAGCAATAACGCCGGTAAACCCTGAAACCACCATTTGGGCAAGAGCATTGATCAAGCTCCATGTTGCCTTGCTCTGCTTCACATCTATCAGGTAGCGGACAAGTCCACCCCAGCAAGCAATAATCAGCAGAACCAGCCAGGACATCCCGGCAATGCTCTCTTTGTCTTGCATACGTTTAGCCATAGTTACCGCCTCCGATGAAAGATCGGGAAGCTGAGTGAATAAATGTGCGGGCTCTGCGCAAGCGCCCTGCGATTGGGTTATGAACCGTCGCAGGTGAGCCCTGTATGGGGAAAGGCCGCCAGATGGATTTACGACAAAGCACAGAGTGAGTGACGTTCTGGCGGCACAAATAAAAAAGGCCGCGCTAATGCGCAGCCTGTTATTGTCGTGGGTAATATTTTTACGTCACTTAAGGAAAGCTACTACCGAAATAGCCAGTATGTAGGTGCCAGATTACTTACCAAGTGCTTTTTTTACCTCTTCTGGCATGGAATCCCGAAGTTTCGTCGCTTCCAAAAAATATGATGTCAGCATTTTCATTACATCCAATTCCAGCATGCTTTCTTCACCGCCACGTCGAACCCTGGCAATAATCTCCTTTACCTGGGCCACAGGGGGAGCCACCGGAGCCATATGTTTAACCATTGCTTCTGCTACTATCTTTGCCTTTTGATTCGGATCTAATGGTTTATTTTCCATAACTGATATCTCCTGATCTGGGAGAGTTTGTTATAGCGCGTAATCTTCCCCCAGAAAAGCAAAAACCCCGCCGGTTGGCAGGGTTCAGAATCAGTTTCATTTGGATGTACGTATCCATGATTAGAAGCATACACGACAACTTCGGACAAAATCAAGTCTTATGCACCGAAAACGCAAAATAATGTCGCCATTGCTTTAAAAGTTGGTCGCTTTCTGAAATTCCTTATCAGCATGGCGCTCTTCCTTCCAGCATACGTCCACCAGCGCATCGCAGAAGGGCTTCCAGTTACGGGTCCATGTTCTGACGTGCAGATCAGGAATGAGGGTCAGAATCGCTTTGTATGCGGCGGTTGATGGCACCGTTGAGAATCCATTCCCCGAACAACGCTCACACGCCTTGTAAACTGGTGCCCCATGCTCTTTGGTCTCTTTTCGATCCAGAACCTGACCTGAACCGCCGCAGCGACAGCGAGCGCTGATCGTCCCCTTGCCGTCACAGATTTCACATTTAGCACTGACGTTGATTTTTACTTCAGTCCACTTATCCCAGTCGGACGGACGAACAGCACGGGACCTGCTAGCCCAATATGGTGCTTTGCCCCACGGGTTAGAAACTTTGCGTTCAGTGGTAGTGCTTTCGATCTTGCCGGTGCCATTGCATACCCTGCAGGCTCCCGTTGTTTCAGCTGAACGGGAATACTCTGCAAAGGCAAATTGCGCCAGAATCAGGCAGCAGCGCCCCAGCGCTTTACCTGCGGCCTTTCGCACGTTCTTTGGTGCTGTATCTATGGCATACCGCGCCAGCGCCTGAACGGCCAGCTGTTCATCGGTCTTACTGATGCCAGCTTTACCGAAAAATGCAGCCAGGCCGAAGCGCGCACGACTGCTAGTTGTACCGATGGCCGCCATAACATCTGTTCCGGTCAGGCGATTTGGTGATGTGCTTTTCACGTCGTCGCTGATATGCATGCCCTGAGGGCTAAAGTGTTTGAGGGCGGATTCCAGTTTCATGCTTTCCCCTCAGCGTCCACGTTACCCAAAAAATCAGGATCGCCGCCTAACTTGGCTACCTCATTTTTAAGAATGATATTTTCAAGTATCAACGCACCAACCTCATTGTTGAGATGAGATACTTTCCGCTTTAATTCCAAATATTCATCGGGACTAATCAATTCCTGAAGCTGGCTTTTTGCAAAGGTAAATGCTTCGAACAGGTCCATATCAACACCGCCGAACGATAAGGGATCATCAGACTCCTGCTGGCTGACCTGTGCTTTCAGGCACTGATAGTTCTCGATTGCTTCTTTTAAAACTTCGTTTTTCATACTCAGTACCTCGTAACGTTATCAGCGTCCCACTCAATATCGAGTTCGCTTTGTTGTTTACCGACCAGGTAGTTAAACGGCCCCTTATCGCCTTCAAGAAACTGGTGTGACCGGGCGTCAAAGGTGGCGCCAATGTCACCAATCCACCCTTCTCCCTCACGCTGTTTGAGCAGGCGGATCATTGAAGCTGGCATCTGAATAGCTGTCTGTTCGTCCTTATCCAGACTCTCATATCCCATTCGCTCAGCCTTACGCTGCGCCAGTTCTCGGGGGATATTGCGCCAGATAGCCATTACGTTGTCGGGCATATCGGTTAATGCGCCTGTGCCTTTGACGTCCATTTTCCCCGTGGGCGCCGCTTCGTTGGTTTTGCGGGCGTGGGTGACAAGCAGGACATGGCAGTTATGCTCGTTTTTGAAGTCGCACAGGGTGTCGATGAATTCTTTCTGGCCGCCGTAGTCCTCCTCGTCGAGACCACATTTCGCCAGGTTATCGATCACGAACAGGTCAATTCCATAACGCCGGCGGGCATAGGCGAAGATTTCCAGCAGGCGCCCGGCCTTCGCGGTTCCGGTAAGCTTGAATACCCACAGGCGATCAGAAAACCATTCATTTGTCATGATGATTTCTTCGCGCTTTGGCGAGGCGGTGCAAATGGTCTGGCGTGTCAGACGGGCCAGCATTTTTCCGGGCTTCAGCTCCAGAGAAGCGATGCACGTGCGGACTTCCTGGTTCATGGCGGCGATAGCGATATGGCCCACCAGCTCGGTTTTGCCATGACCATTCACCCCATTAACCAGCGTCAGCTCCCCGGCGCGGAACTTGAAATTGCTGTTCAGTGATTCCCATGGGCTGGTGAACAGGCCGACATCGCGATGCTCGAACGCATCAATTGTTTCCTGGAGGAGATCACCTGCTGAGCACAGTTCATCGGGGTCGAAGAATTTCGCCGTCCCCAGGCATTGCCAGATATCATCTTCGCTCACCCCGGCCATCAGGCACTCGTTGATATCTTTATACGGCAGCTCCACCAGACGACAGCGATGCTCGCCCAGACGCCGGGCGATTTCTTTCGCGGCTTCGCGTCCAACTTCGTCATTGTCCAGACTGAGCCAGATTTCGTCGAAGCGGTCCAGGTTGTGATACTCGTACTCAATCCACTGCTGCTTGGCGCCCTTCCCGCCACCGAACGGCACCGACAGCGCACTGATGCCCAGTTGCGAGTAGGTCATACAGTCGATTTCCCCTTCGCACAACACGACAGCGCGGGCTTTGGCATCCATAGCCTGCCAGCCGAATAAACTAGGTTCACAGTCGGCCTCAGCCATGATGAGCTTTTTACCGCCCGGACGTTCGGTACTGATCCGCTTCACCTGCAGTAGTTCGCCGTTGCGGATGTATGGATACGCCACCGCCGCCACTTCTCGGTTTTCATCGTGGTACCAGACCACAGCATCAGAAACGCGAAACTGGTCAGCAGTCTCGCGAGTGATTCCGCGCGAGGCCAGATAGTCGTAGCAATGGTTCGCTTTTTTTACGCCCTTTTTCGTCGGCCGGGAGAATGTTTTTTTCTTTGCCTCGAAGTGATGATCGTCATCTTTCAGGCCCAGGAACTCTTTGGCTTCCCGCATGGCGTCATGCAGCTGGCAGTTGCGCACCAGCACCCATAAATCGAGCAGATCGCCGCTGTCACCGCTGGCAAAATCTGACCATGCCTTTTTCCCGCCCAGATTAATTTTCAGGCTCTTGCCAGAATCGCCATTGGTGTTACCTGCGCACCACTCTTTGCCTTCCAGATGTCCGCGAGGCAGCAAATATTTCGCCACCCTCTCTGCGTTGTCCCACAGTTTTTCGGATAGTTCAGCCGGACCCATTACACACTCCGTAAATCAAATTTGATAAAACATCACACAACGAATCCCTCGCGCAGAAAGCCGCGGTTAAAACCGGCAACCAGCATGCGTTTCAGGATGATTTTCATGGGCGGTTGGCCCCACGCTTGAGACGATCAATGGCGGCCTGATTGATAAACACCTCGGCGGAGCCGTCGTTAGACGGGGTGTACCAGGTGCTTCCTGCGCCATTTCCCGCGCTGGCCGAAGTGACCTCTGGCGCTGGCGGTTGATTGGGTACGCGTTCAGGAAAGAGCCCTTGCCACCCACCTGCAATCGAGCGACGGATCACCTCATCGGCGTTCTGGTGGCCAGCGAGCTGCTTAGCCTGGTATGCGCAAGTTGTTTCGGTCAGGGGTTTCCGGGTTTCCCGCCGGAACTTAGCCCAGTCCTGCCAGACTTCATCACTGACGTTTTCAGGTTTTAGCCTTGCAGGGTCGAATGATGTTTTTTTCTGACGCTTTGCGACCGCTTCTTGTGGTTCATGATCTTTTACTTGTGGATCAGGTTTTAAACCTTGTGGATCATGTCCTCCAGATTCTGGAGGGTCAAAACGGTTGTTTTTGCCAGATTCTGAAGGGTCAAGCGCACTTGAGCCTCTCATTTCTGACGCGTCAGATTCTGACTGTTCAAAATCCGAAGCGTCAGATTCTAGAGGGTCAAAACGGTTGTTTTTGATACGTTCCAGTCGAATTAACGTTCTTTGCTGGAGTGCGATTTCTTCCAGCTTCTCAACGTTGAGGTGATACATGTTTGAAGTGTTACGGTTACCGTTTCGGCGATTCTCTCGTCGCAGCCACCCCTCCGCTTCAAGTTCAGACAATGCCGTTCGGATTGTGCTTTCACCGGCGCCTATCTGACGTGATATTGTTTTGACGCCGGGATAGCACGTGCCTTCATCGCTGGAATAATCCGCCAAACGCACCATGACCATAAGGCGTGTTCCTTTGATGCCAGAGACAGCACAGGCATCCCATACATATCCCTGAATTTTGCTGCTCATGATGTTAGCCTCGTGAAGTACTGTTGAAACTTCCAGACAGGTTGCATGCACTCATGCGGATAACCCGGTCTGGTGAAATACACCTGCTGCTTTTCGCGATCCCACCCAGTGACGTGCACGACAACACCCCGCGGATCGTGATACAGCCTGTCCAGTGCCTTAATACCGCCCGTTTCTGGAAACATTCAGCTCACCAGCGCTTGATTTGTAATCGGATTATCTGGTGTCACTTCATGCCTCGCCTGCATTGTCGAGCCATGTCACTCACCTTGCGTTGGGTGCGGGAATAGCTCGGGCAGGTCAGGTCTGATTTCATAGGCCGCTACTTGGCCATTAGCAGCAGCCACAATTTTCAATACATGCTCTGCCTTAACTCTTTTCCCGTGGCGCCATTTCCATACCGTTGCTTGGGACACACCACATTGTTTTGCAAGCGCATCCTGGCTTCCTGTACATCTGATTGCTTTATCAATAGGCTCAGAAATCATAAAACCCCCTTAGTAATTTATTATTACTTTAGCGATTGAATGGGTAAACCTCAAGGCTAATAATTACTTTTTGACTTATCGCGTTCAGTGAGTTAAGTTTTTAACAACTTTTGGAGTAGCCAACATGTCGAAAACAACGTTTGCTGAAAGATTGGTTGAATCAATGAAGGCAGCAGGCTTTACCCAAGCTTCCCTTGCTGCCGCTGTAGGAATGTCGCAATCCAGTATCTGGAAACTAACTTCTGGCGCGGCCTCAGGCTCACGGAAAACTGTAGAATTAGCTAAAGCACTACATGTCAGGCCTGAATGGCTCGCCTCAGGTGAGCTGCCCGTGAATGATAACGAATCCAATGATCTCCCAACCGTCTACAGGCAACAAAGACCTGTTGATCCAGGGATTTACAGAGTAGATTTGCTTGATGTTCAAGTGAGTGCTGGTCCCGGAGTATACCTATCTTCTGAGTTCATCGAGACAGTGCAAGCAATTGAATTCACAGAAGAATACGCAAGAAGCATGTTTGGAAGTCGTCCAGCATCATCTATCAAGGTGATCACCGTGCGTGGTGATAGCATGGAAGGTACGATTGATCCTGGTGATTACATCTTCGTGGATACATCAGTAAATCACTTTGAAGGTGATGGTATTTATGTTTTTGTGTTTGGCAAAACGATTCATATCAAACGCCTGCAAATGCAGAAGAATAGCCTTGTCGTTCTGTCAGATAACAAGCTCTACAGCCCTTGGGAAATAGACGCATGTGATGAAGATCAGTTTCACGTTTTAGCTAAAGTGCTGGTCAAACAGTCGGCAGCCTTTAAACGATTCGCATAACTCTCAACATAGAAGAAAGACCGCTTAGGCGGTCTTTTTTTTGCTTACTAAACAATAAACTACCTAAAAGATAAAAAATAAATTACTTTAGTCATTGACTATCGCAAAGATCCGATCCATCCTAATTACAACTTAAGTAATTCAACGGAGCGATCATCATGACAACTAAAAACTTCATTCAATTAGTAGATATTCCAGACTACCGTTTTGATAAGCGTGCGACTGTTATCGATTATGATGGTATCGCGGTCGACTGCGACTCTAAAACAATTTCAATATTAAGTGCAATAAATCATATCAGCCTTAATGTTTTCTCTCTTATGGAAGAGAGCCAGGTTGATAAAGAAAAAATAACTAACCTTTCCTGTATTATTGCTGACCTTGCAGAACTGGCAATTGCCACAAATAAAATCGCTCAATCTGCAACATACCTTTCTGGTTTAAAAGGTGGCAATGATGGCGCATGAAATTTCATTAGAGCAGGCGGCAGAGAAAGCTCATCAGGCGGAGATAATTTGCCGCATGATGGAGGTATACCCTAATAAAATGGATTGTACCGAAATTGAAGTATTATCTTCGCTGCTCAGAACTCTTACTGGTGATGTATGTGCATGGCTTATCGAAGAGCAGGCAATAAAAAATAATAAGTAAAACAACACTTAACTATTTAATTCCAGATTAATTTCTGCGGGAATTCACATTCATTATTTAGGAGAGCACTGTGAAAAATAAAGATGCCTTTAAGACAGCAAAAATGATGTGTAGTGCAGGCTACTGGGATATCGCAATTTTATTTTTAAAAAAAGCTTATGGGAGATAATCATGGGTATGCAGCGCCGCCAAGATATTCAGTGCGTCACCATTAAGGCTGAGCAACTTAACTTCCTTATGCAGACAATTTTCACACATCACAAGGACTTTGACTGCCATCAACTTGATGGGGTTTTAGGTCTTGCATATGACCTTGCTGGCGAGGTCTATTCATGGATGGAAAAAGAGGAAGAGATTGTACAGCAAAATGAAGAACACAAAAGAAGGGGTAATTAGATGAGTAACTTAATTACTACCTATCGCCGCCGAATTTTAAAAGCAGCCTTGTTACGCCACCAGCGAAAGACTGGGAGTAGCTTACTTGTCATTAAGCTTAACAAGGGTGGGATTAGTACTATCGAATTAACTGAGATTCTTCTTGATGGATTGTTGCGGAAATTCGAGCGACTGGCGCTCGGTGAGTACGGAAATGTGGAAGGTGTGAAAGCTCTTAAGGGAATTTACAGCAACTCTGTTGATGTTAATGGCAGCGGCGAATTCCTCACAGAAAGCGGGAAAGAGTTAATCGACGAGCTTATTTCTGAATTGGTGGAGTTCGTCAAAAAGCAGAAACCAGTTACTGCGGAGTCCGGCAATGAATAACCAGCAAACAATGCTCTATCAGGGTGTGCTGATCCCCCGCCCCGTGTTGAACGTGGATCTGCATGTCCTCCCTGATTTTACCGGGCGGGTAGTCGTGCACATCGAGAACGGGAGGGTGATATGCGACCGCCAGCTGTTCGACGACGAGCACATTTGCACACTGGCCACGTTTATCGAAATGGCGCGAGAAATGGAGCTGAGATTTGAGGAGGAAGCTGGTGGCACTGACAGCGATACGAATTCCTGAGAGGGTTCACCTGCAGGCGCTGCAGGTCCTGCTGCGGTATCGGCGCCGGCGGATATTCCCGCGGCGAATGCGCCGCACCGGCTACCTCAGCCTGAAGGTTAACCCACGCTGGCGCCTGTTATCGAAAGACGATGGCCGGAACTGGGAAGTTATGAGTCATGAAACCTATAACCGGGAGAAAGACAAATGATTGACAACAGAACTGTCAGCGCCATTGACCTGGCGTTGCAAAAGCACCCAACGCCAGTTGGTGATCTGTTCGCCGCGATCCGCCACGGACGCATGAAGCGGTGCTTCAGCCGGGATACCGCAATTCGTTACCTGGCGTTCTTCATGACCTCCCGAGCTTTTGGGCGTTCTGGTTTCAAGCAGCGTTATCCGGACGTGCAGGTAATTCATCCACTGAATCCAGAACTGAGTAGCTGGCAACGTGGCGCCGTGACCACTGAGTATTTTAACGCCCACCAGCGCACCGTTCGCCGGCTGCGTCGCATCCTCGCCCGCAAAAGAGAAATGCAAAAGTGGTGCAAAAAGTGGGATGCCATGCACGACCGCTACGTGAAAGAGCGCGAAGAACTACAGGCCTGTAAGCCTGGAGGGCTGAGTCGATGATTGCTTACTTACGCATTGTTCTATCGGTGGTGATTGTCGCCAGCGTTTATGGGCTGTTCGTTCCGATCCTCATTTCGATGAAGGACACGACAGCAGTTATATCCGGTTTTGCCCTGGCGATTCTGACCCCGCCGTGCATCTACGCCATTTGTAAGGGTCTTGTGCTTACCGTAACGAAGGAAAAGAAATGAAAAAAGCAATTATGGCTTCAATTATCGCACTCTCTGCCATCGGCCTTGTTGGTTGCGATCGAGTTGAGCCCGGCAACGTGGGTATCAAGGTGAATAAGTTGGGCGACGATAAAGGCGTTGGTGAAGTCGTCGGAGTCGGCCGCTACTGGACCGGCTGGAATACAGAGGTTTATATCTTTCCGACCTTCAAGCAGATGAAAACGTATGAAGACGCTTTCAACTTCCAGATGAGCGATGGCACCACCATCGGCTACCACATCGGGGTCGCGTACAAGGTTGATCCGACCAAAGTTACAACCGTTTTCCAGACCTACCGTAAAGGCGTGGACGACATCACCGACACCGACCTGCGGCAGAAAATTGCTGACGCCCTTAATCGTCTCGCAAGTCGGATGAGCACCGATAAATTCATTGACGGCGGGAAAGCTGAGCTGCTTGAAAACGCACTGAAAGAGATCCAGTCCGATATGGGGCCGGTTGGTATCCAGGTGATCAGCCTTTCTTACGTTGGCCGTCCGGAATACCCGCCGACAGTGATCGAAAGCATCAACGCCAAAGTTACGGCCAACCAGAAGACGCTGCAGCGCGAGCAGGAAGTTAAACAACGTGAAGCTGAAGCCAACATGTTACGAGCCGAAGCCGATGGCCAGGCGGATGCAAAGCTGAAATTGGCTGAAGCAGAAGCAAAGTCTATCCAGATCCGTGGGCAGGCCTTGCGTGAGAACCCTGAGGTACTGCAACTGGAGGCCATCAACAAATGGAATGGCACCCTGCCCCAGTACATGACCAGCGGAACAAACACCCCTTTTATCCAGGTTAAATGATCCACCAGCCCGGTGACAAGCCGGGCACATATGAGAGGTTCGCAATGCTTCAGAACATGCTTAACCCGGAACCAACCTCAACAGGGATCCGGTCTGGAAACCGGGTGATTGGCTACTCCGCTGCTATTCGCCTGCTGGATAACGGTCGCTATGACAAACACCTTGCCGATGGAATGGAAATTCTGGCCTGCATCATGGAAGCGGTAGAAAGCAACTGGATCACGCTCAATATCGAAAAAGAGTTGATCCTCTGGCGCTGGTTACTGGCTGCCGTGTTCATCACTGAGGAGCTGGAGAAAAACGGAACTGTCGACGTTCCGAATGATACTGGCGGTGTTGATACTGCTGTTATCTATTCCAGCAAGCATGGCGCCATTAGAGTCTATCCGGGACCTGAACGCTTTGCACTCGCCAACCATATTGAGCTGGGGGCAATCGAGAAATATGGGCCAGAGGTTGGCCAGCAGCTGGCGCTGCGGATGTATCAGGACATGGTTATTGCTGACGAAGAATTTGGGTTCAGGTTATCAGCACTTGGCCGGGAGGGGTTTAACCTCCTCCACGACAGCTTTATCGAACACATCCAGATCGAAGGTGTGCCAGAAGCGCCGATTATGCATTGAAGGGAATGATTGATGACAGCAAACGATGAGCAACGGGTACGGCTGGAACTGAAACTGCCGGTAATTAATTATGAAGTCTGGTGCCACTGTCGTGGCCTGAAAGTGGTATGAGGTGGGTTATATGGTAGACATTGAAATGATTGACGAGGAAGAGGCAATGCGGATGATCCGAGTATCTTCACGCGTGACCATCCGCAAATACACCGAGCGCTATAATTTCCCCAAACCGGTCCGGACCTATCCTAAGCAATATCTGCGCTCTGCTATTGTGGAGTGGATCTTAAACGGGGGAATCAACCAGAAATCCTCCTGATATGCCAGAATATCTTTTCAGCATACAGATCATAGGCGTCTTTCTGTTCGGCAATCCAGTCATGCTTGTTATAGACAGAAAGCACGCCGCCAAGTTCATGCCCCAGCATCTTTTCGATGACGTGCGGAGCAACACCCTCTTCGGATAGCCGGGTTGCCAATGTGCGCCGAAAATCATGTGAAGTAAACTCACCAAACCCCAACGAGTCCTTGATTCTTCTGAGAAATTTATTTGCACCAGAAATAGTAATGGGGCTTTTCAGATCCTCGCCAGGGAAAAGTATATCCCCATACGTCATTTCAGCTTTTTTCAGCAAATCATCTGCGGCGGAGAAAATGGGGCGCCTGATAATTTTGTTGGTTTTACTTTTCTCTGCCGGCACAACCCATAACCCCTCCTCTCGGTCAAACTCCCCCCTTATAGCCAGCCGAAGTTCGCTATTCCTGGCGCCGTACAGCATTAGCAATTGATGAAGCAATCGGTTAGAAGTTGACCCTCGACTTCTTTCTATAGCCATCCAAATTTTGGCAAGCTGGTTATAGCTGAGTGTGGTCTCTCCAATCACAGGTTTAACACCGATGTCTTTCGGCTGCAAAAGCATGAGCTCGGTTGTGCTAACGAACTGTCGCCGCGTACACCAACCAATGGCGGACCTGAGCTGTATCAATAAATGCCGGGCTCGGCGAGGATTGATTTTCTCCTCTTCGGTAAACCTCTCAACCCACAAGCGGACTGGGATATCCTCAACCGGAATACCGGGAAAAGCGTCACGCATGTGCTTTATAACCGTTGACTTATAAAGCGCTATCGTCTTAGCCCTTAACGTTACGTCAACGTAATTTTCCTTCCAGTAATCCAGGCAATCCTTTACCGTTGGCTTACTCTTGGATTTGTTGCCACCAGCCAGCGTTCGGGGGTCAATGCCTTTGTCTGCCGACTCCCTCAGGTCTGCAACGATATTGCGGGCATCGCGCAGCGTCAGCGCTGGGTAGCGTCCAAGCCCCATTCGGTTCTGCTTTCCTTCCCATCGGAACCTAAACTGAAAGCTGATCACGCCTTTGGGGGTTATGCGAACTCCAAGCCCGTCAGAATCCGTAATTTCAGCAGGCCCAGAATATGGTTTACCATAGATAGAGCGAAGCTTTGTGTCACTGATTGCCAT